CAGAGTAACTAACAGAAAGGGAGGCGCTCCAATTAATTTTGCCAACCGTGCTCCTACGGTGCGTCCTACTAATGTTAAAGGGGGTGCTGTCCCTACATTTAGTAGTAAGTCTCCTACTTTTGGTTCATTTAATTCAGCCAGTGGAACATATACTCCGGGTGGAAACTCTTTTCAAAATTTTAGTCAACAAGATCAACAAGTCATGTTTGGTGCCTCAGGTGGTAAAGATAAATTTATTCAGAATGCCATCGACATGCAAAAAAAATATCCTAGAGGTTTAAATTATCAAAAATTTTTAGAAGACGCTAAAAAATATCAAGCCGGACTTGCCAGTGGTGGTAAAGAAGTCGTGGGCGCTGATGGTATTATGCGTTTACAAATGGCTGGTGCTGATGTTCCTATGAAAGATGCACAAGGTAATACCATTCTTTCTATGCAAAGCCCAATGTTAACTGCTAATGCCCCGACTTTATCACAGCTTATTGGTGATATGGCAAGAGCTGGTGGTGACATGTTAAGTGGTATTGCTAGATTGCCTGGCCAAGCGATAGAGATGTACAAACAGTTCTCGCCTTTAAGTTTTATATTAAATCAATTTCAAGGTGCAAATCAAAGTTCGGGATCAGTAAGCGAAGCATCTTTTAAAGAGGGTTTAAATAATTCTCAATTAGCCATCTATAATTATCACAGAAATTCAGGTAATAGTCCTGAGTTTGCAAGACAAATGGCCTTAATGAATAGACCGAACGCTTTTGCTATGGGTGGAGTTGCTAGTTTATAACTGAGATGTCTTTTATCTCTTTGATCATCCCTTTGGGGATCGTGGTCCCCCGACCAAAAGTATTATCTGAGGGTATTAAATCAGCTACTAATGTAATTGTTTTTTCGTTTTCTTTAAGGATTAAGCCATAACTATGAACCAAGGGAGTATCTTCAAGATCTGTAACATCACTGGCTTCATACCATCCTGTGGGATGTTCAATAGTGTCGAACCACGAAACACGGACCAATCTCATTTCTCCAATATATATTATTCTATAGAAATTAAATCTAAAATCGGCCGAAAAGTCAAAAATTGGTTTACATATTTACAAAGTAGTAAAAATATATATATATCAAGGGTTTCCTCTGTAAATAAGTTGTCATACGAGTGGTATGACTTGGTTTACAGATTTACACAGTTTGTTGAAAAATATAGGTTTTTTGACTGTAAACTGCAGAATGGACTAAAAAACCATGTCTAAAAAAGACCTAAAAACACTCGAATTAACCCCAAAACAGATGAAATTTGTCAATATTTTCATTGAAAAGGGCACAATTCAGAGTGCTAGACAATGTGCATTAGACGCTGGGTTCGCAGAATCTGGTGCTACAGTCATTGCAAGTCAATTACAAAATCCGAAATATTATCCACATGTAGTTGCAGAATTAGAAAGAAGAAGAGCTGAATTGAATAGGAGATATTCCATTTCCTTTAAATCACATATCCAAAAGCTAGCTGAACTACGAGACTCCGCAGAAAAAGCAGGTAATTATACTGGTGCTATCGCTGCTGAAAAGTATCGAGGCATGGCTGCTGGACTATACGTTGACAGAAAAGAGGTCATGCACGGCACGATCGACTCTATGTCCGTAGGAGAAGTGGAGGATAAATTAATTGAACTTCGAAAAAAACTATCCATTCAAGGGGAGTATGCAATTATTGACCATGACGCATCTGAAGGGGAACCTGTCGGAGAGCATGGCGATGACTTACTTGCTGAGGAAGGGAAACCTGGTATTCAAGACAATTCATGACACAGGTTGTGTCGATCTTGTTGCCATTGACAAAAAGGGTAAGGTTCATTTGTATGACGTCAAAACGTCTTTGAAGTATGCAAAAGGAAAGAAAAAAGGTAGAAAAATTAATCGTGTATTAACTCCATTACAGAAGAGACTAAAGGTTGAGTTATTGATGGTTGATTTGGAGGAAGAAAGGTGCTGGATCGTTAAACATGGCAGAAGAGAAGAATCTCTGGAAACAGCTAAAAAATAACACAAAATCAGTAATTTGGACAAGAATTGAAGCTACATCGGCACTTGGTATTCCTGACCTTTTTGGATTCTATAGACGAGCCTTTTGGCTAGAGCTTAAAATAATAAAGAATAATAAACTTAACTTCTCTGCACATCAAATTTCATGGATTCACAGGCATTATTCTTCTGGTTGCCCTGTATTTGTACTTGCGAAAGACCCTCTTTCGAAGACCCTTAAATTATTCTCAGGCTCCATTGTCCGTGATCCTAAGTCCATTGCTGATAAGCCCGTCCTGTGTTCCATTAGCCCCGGATCCAGGTCTCAGGGCTGGGAACAGCTCCTGCTGATGCTGGGGGTCTGGACTCCTGACAGCAGGGTGTCGACCAAGCTCCATTAGTTTCCATTCCCACAAACCTCTCTCCATTGTCCATTAGTGTGAGGCCATCCAGACCCGGTAACCCAGGCAGTTGGTTGTGCACTGCAGGTCAGGACAGTTGACAGAGGTGTGTGATTCTGCTAATGAATAATTATTCCTTCTTTGTTTAGTTAGCCAAACGAAACAAATCGGTGAGTCGAAGTCCTCGGCTCACCACACAAGTTCCATTCCCCATTACCCAAGCACCACTTAGTATGAGTATATACTGGGTCAGATGCGTCTGCAGAGCCTGACCTGCTGGTAAAAAAAATTACATTAGCTCTTGACATCCCAACATATTAGGACTATATATATTATATGAGCAATGGTGGCTACCTAACCAGTAGTCTGCTCATTAGATTCAGGTAGTTGCCGTAATGACTCGAGACCCTGAATCGCACAGGATCTACGACATGAAGGATATTAATGAACCTTCTCCTAATGGGTTGTGTAGCGTGAAATCGATGCACAACATCGTAGATCCATCAAACAAAGGAGGAAAG